CTTTACCTAAAAGTAATTCACTCTTAGTTGCAGCAGCTTGTGTGCTAAATGTGACTGTTGTAGTTGTTAAAGTTTTGGATTTCTCAGTTAGTGTTGCGCCAGTCTTATTAACAGCACCGATAATAATAAAGTTAGTAGAAGCATATGTATCTGGTAAAACAAATTGAACAGTTGATCCAGATACAGTGATGCTATTTGGTGCTACAATAGCACCACCTGAAGTAGAATCATTATTAACTAAAATATAGTTGTCAGTTTCTGCTGCAGAGGCAAATGTTCCACTTGATGTTGTAGCGGTTAATGTGCAAGTACCACCAGAACCTGAAGATGTAGTTCCTGCAAATCTTTCATAAACTGTGTATGCAGTATCGTTTGTACCAAGTGCACTTCTTACAGATTTAATAGCATAGTATGGGAATTGATATAATAAAGAAACATTTTCTGGTTCACGAACAGTAGTTATTACTCTATCAATAGTTGCACCAGTAACAGTTACGTTAGCATCAACTGTAATAGATGTTTGTGAATTAACTGCTGTAACTCTACGAATGTCAGTACCTAGACGAACATAGTCACCAACTACAAGATCAGTCTGGAAAGAAGTTCCTGCACCTGTGACATTTTGTACACCAGCAGCTGTAACCGCACCGATTAAACGATTGTACTCTGGTTCGATATCTGCAGTAAAATTAAGATTAGCATCTCCATTATCAAAGAAGAATGATTTAATCTTACGAGTAGTTGCACCAGCATTTAATTGAACATCAAACAAACCTAGTTTGTAAATCGCTGCATTCGTACCAATTGTACCATTATGCCATTCGATAAAACGAACACGTGCTGTACCAACTGCAGTTCCAGCAGAAGAACCACGACCACCTGAGCCAGTCAAACGATCATAAAGTGTAACTCTACCAAATGTATTTACAGGTGGAAGATTATTTACGTTTGTGATAAGAATGTAGTTACCAACAGTCGCAGGGATAATTGCATTATCAACCTGTACGAATGTTCTTGATTTATCTACTGGAACATACTCCGTTGAAACTTTTTCAATCTCATAACCCTGCACATATGCTTTTCCTGGTTCTAAACCAACAGCAAGTTTTGCTTCATCTCCGCCATCTTCTGGTGTATAGATACCACGATTGTAATATGGGTTTTGATTATATTCCCACTGAACACCAGTAGATCCTGGACCATCATAAGCAGAACCAGATGTATGAACTGGAGCGATGTTAATTGATGTTGCTGAATTTTTTGCAACATATGTGATTGGGTTGCCTGCTGAATTAGTCCCACTAGTTACAACGTCTCCGATGAGATAAGCAGTGTTATCATCCCACGCACCACGATTATTATTGCGATGTTCACGAATATCAATAGGGAAACTACGAACAGTGTAATTACCAGACTCATCAAATGTACGACGAGCCAAAGTTTTTTCTATTTGAGAGTATTCTGTTCTAGTTACGTGACGCTTGATTTGTCCTTCATCTACACGAAGTAACTCAACGAAGTCTACATCATCAGTAGCATTAATACCTTTTTTAGATAAGATTAAGTCAATATAGTATCGATGCGCACCTGGAGCAGCAAAGTTATAGCTGTTCTGTGCATTGTCCAGAAGCATTTCATAACCTGAATCTTCTGGAGTAATTAGTTTTTCTTCTACAGTTAATCCAACACGATATGTTGGAGTGTTTGAATATTTGTCTAGTGTAATAGTTTGATTATCAACTAAAACAAAATGACCATTGATATAGTATACACCACGTTCAACTGTTGCAGTTGAACCAGTTCCTATTGCACCTGAAGAAATTGCCTGTACAGTATATGCAGAAAGTAAAGCATCCTGTGGAGTAATAATCTCATCATCAGCAAAAGTCTTTGTTGTATTATTGTCACCAGAGTTAGTGTAACGAACATAAAGAGTTGCAAAATCTGCACCTGAAGCATTTTCTACTTTAATAACTTGCGCAGTTAGACCACTTTGACCAACAACAGTCAATCCTTCTAATTCATTAACATAGGTTTCAACTACCGCACCAGCGTATGTTGATTGCAATTTAACATAGTGCACTTCTGAATCAATAGAAACCTGTCCTGGAATAACCATTGCACCTTGTTTAAAGATGTGGTCTCCATGATACTTAACTTGATTCTGAAGAATCGTTTGCATCTGTGTAAGTTCTCTAGCTTGCACAGCGAAACTTGGTCGAAATAAGATTCGATAGAATTTATTATTCTCGTCAAAATCGTCATTATATGGTTCTGTGTTGAAGTCTATCATTCTTTAACTCTTTGTCCTAATGGTTGTCGCTTTTATTTATTCTTAAAAACGGAGAATAGTTCTCAATGTAACAGACTGGTCGATAGTTGGAGTAAAACCTTGTCTATTGTCTATAAACAAAAGATCTCCAGAATATTTATCTATCGTAGGTAGGGTAACTGCGTTTGCCACAAAAGTGAAGTTCCCATCATTAACAAAAGTTGTACCAATCTGTGGTACAAAGTTATCTAATGATTGAACGAGTGCAGCCGATCCTGTGTTTGTAACTACTCTAAATCTTCTTGATGTTACTGATTCTCTAATAATAGAGTCAGCTGGGAAAAATGTGGTGCTAATATTACCAGAAATAACAAAACATGCTGAACCTGAAATTGCTACAGCGTTTGTAGTGCTATTATACTGTCTTGGGTTTTTAACAATTCCAAGTTGACGATAATCGTTATTTACAACAAAACCTTGATTCTTATCACCAGAGATATTAGTATAAAACATCAATGTTCTAGCAAATAGACCATTGATAGCATATTTACCGTGTCCACCAAATGGTGTGATTACAGGTCGTGCTTTTGCTCCATAACCATTACCAGAAATTACTGCTCTAGCCCAACGATAGTTTTGTCCATAAGCAACCATATTTATTTTCTTAATGGTTCCATTTTCAATTACAGCTGTTGCTGTTGCACCAGTACCATCACCTTCAATTGTAACTGTCGCTGCAGCATAACCCCATCCACCAGAAACAATCGGTATTGACATAATTCTACCATCAATTGTCAACAATTCAATGTTTGCCTGTAGTGAGTTAATATCACCAGGGGATAGTAAGGCAGAAATTGCTGCACCCGAACCATTACCATTAACTGTTAAGTTAACATAACTGTATCCGATACCACCATCATCGATCTGCACATCTACTAATTGTCCAGCATCAAAAATTGGAATCAACTTCGCTTCAGATTTAACAGAGGAAAATGTAACAGTGGCTCCAGAAGATCCAGTATTACCAACAATAGTTCCTGTTGGAACAGCAGAATAACCTGCTCCATATTTTAAAGATGATGTTGCAGTTGCAGGAGAGCCAGCATATTGGAATGTGGCAGTACCATTTGTGGCTGTTCCAGATAAATGAACTGGAGCAGTAGAACCAGTAGTTCCACCGACAGTTACTGTATACAGTCTATTAGAGAAATAATATTGTTCACCAATACTAACTGCAGTAGTGGCAGTCCAAATATTTCCAAAAGTGATTGTCGGAGCAGAAGTAAATCCGTCTCCATTATTTGTAACAATAACTTGGATTACACTACCATTTTGTAAAACTGCTGCAGCATGAGAACCTGTTCCACTACCACCAGTAATATTAACAACTGGAGCAGAAGTATATCCAGAACCATTACTAATAATCTGAATGTCACGAATCATACCAGAAAGATTAATAGCTGTGACATTACTACCAGTAAGTGTAACTGTTCCAGTAATAGTAGTACCAATATATTTTAGTGCAGATGTTCCATTCGCTATAATATCATAGCGATGAATTGGTCCAACAGTCCCTGTAGTACCAGAAACAGAAACCTCGTAAATATTACTATTGTAAGAAAGTTTCTGTCCTTGAATAACTAAAGTGCTTGGCAACCAAGCAGAGACGTTTGAGAATGGTGGAGTTACTGTTAATGTAGCTGATGAATATCCAGTTCCCTGATTTGAGATAGTTCCACCAGTAATATAAATTGGATCTTGCTCAAGATATCCGTCACCCTGTACAGTAATCGTTCCAGTTGTATATCCTGATCCAGCCTGATCAATTCTAATAGCTTGTAGATTACCACTTGAATAAAATTGATTCTTTAGTGCTGTGACTACAGGCATATAGTCATTTGTCAAAAACTTAGTTCTTAAAGCAATAGGAATATTATACAAAAACTTCCACATGTAACCATCTGGGAAAGTGATCGGATCAACTCCAGTTCCAATAGGTTTGTATAAAGACTGTGCATTGTTATTGTTGTCTAGACATTTGTATACGTTAAACTCATCTGTCACAACATAAAAACGTGCGTCTTCTAATTTTTGAACACCAGATGGAGCAATGTTAACTACCGCTCTTGCGATGCCACCAGAACCTTGTCCACCAGCAATATGTACTGATGGTGCAGAAGTATAATTAATACCTCTTTCTACTAAAATTACATCTATAACTTTACCATCTAGAATAACTGCTTGCGCAGAAGCACCTGAACCATTACCATCAGTAACAACTACATGAGTAAACAAAACTGAACCATTTGTAACACTACCCTCAGTATGAGTTGGGGCTGTAGTTCCAGTTGTTCCACCAGTCGCTGCAACATAGTAACGGAATCCTCCATTACCATTCGTTACTCTGATAAACGCACCTTGCAATATTACTGTGTTAGCAGTCCATGTGACTGATCCAGCTGATCCAACCCAAACGTATGGAACAGAACTGTATCCAATACCACCAGAGATTAAATTATATCCTTGAACTTCTTTACTGTATTGATCGTCATACATATCATATACAGTATTCAGTTGCCAACTATATCTTGGAATCACAAACGCAACATCAGTTGGTTTGATTTCCTTGAAGGTAATCATCTCAGTTCTTGTTTGCATTTCATAATTGAAACTATCAATAGGAAATGGAGGAGTATCTTCGTTGTTCCAGACTAAAGTTTTTCCAAGGAAATAATAGTACCTAGCAGTTCTATTTGTAATTTCGTGGTATATCCCCTCCGCAATCGAATTGTGCATGTATGATTTTAGAAGGGAAGAAGGTGCGATAGTCATTTAGTTTTAGCTTACTGTGATTACCCAAGTGATAGCGATAGAATCGCCAGCTGCTTTATTAACAACTGGGAAAGTAGTACGACAAAGCATAGTACCGCCAGTAGATGAGTTGTTAAAAATACCTGCTTCAGTGATAGCACCAGTCGCTGTACCTGCTGGGAAAGTAGCAGTCGCAGTAACAGCATTTGAACTTGCAGTAAATGTTGATAGTGCAACACGACCACCTTCAGTGCCAAGAGCACTATCACCCACTGCTGGAGTTCCTGTACCAGTACCAATCGCCATACCGTTCATAACTGTAGAAGAAGTGCCGACCATACGAGATGCGATATAGTTCTTACCAGTTGTAACGACTAAGTTAGGTACATCTAATGTTTGTTTCACATTGCCGATTTCGTCACGAACGACAATATTTAATTTACCTGTAATTTTCATTGTTTCTTGTAGATTCATAGAATTCTCCTGTTGATTATCCTGTAAAGGCTGTTTCGCCTGTTGTGTAGTTACCAGCATCGTTTGCAAAATACGCATTAGATTCTGGAAATGGGTTATCATATGGTTGGTGCCAAATATTTCCACCACTGCCAACTACTGAAGTAGATTCACTGATATATTTATCTG